CTGAGTAGGTGCGACGTAAAATACATGTCCTCTATCTGCCTGTAGTGCGTTAACTATTAACATCCATGCTGCTAACCTAGACTTACCTGTACGTCGCCCAGCAGCTACTATTTTAAAACGTGTGTCGTCTGCCCAGACTTCTTGCTGCCAAGGCAGTAATTCTATATTAAGATCCATTAAAGTTGTTAAACGCTGCTGGTCTTTCTAAAAGCTTAAAAGTAACCGCTACTTCCATCTGTCCTGTTCCTGAAGATGCTTGAGTTTTTACAGTGTCTCCATTGTGCAGTACAAAGATACCGCCGTCGTTTTGACTGCCTATGATTTCTTTGTTACCTGCGCCAATGCTAGTACTGTCAAAGAAGTACATCTGGTCTACGCCACCTGTTTCCCACCAAAGGCTTACTTGGTTTGTACTGCCACCATGGTTGGCAATAAAGATATACACAATGTGTATCGTATAGCCTGTTGGTATAGTAAACAGCGTTTGTTCAGTAGCGTCTGTTAGCGTAATGTGTTTTGTATGAAGCATCAGTATGTCCACATAACAGGTGATGTACCGCGTGTGTCTACGTGTACGAAGTCATCAGCAATGCCAATGCCTGTAAAGCCTAGGCGAATAGCCTCAGTCACAATCTTAAGGCGAAACACGGCGTTTGTTATTTTTATATCCGCCGCGATGCCTTGGGCATGTGTTCCGGGTACATCTTTCTTAGCCTCTATCGGATGCTCAGTCGGGTGTCGATACCCGCTGGTGATCGTGAAAGGAAACCCGCACGCCTCTCTCAACTCGTCTAACTTCTTTAGAAAGTCTTTTTCCATGTTGTTATGGCCAGTGACTTGACAATTAAACTCTGAAGGATCAAAATGTTTAAGATTCATCTACTATTTCACCTTCTATTGTTGTAGGTTCAGGTACTTCTACCGCACCAACACCACTAATGTTAATTTGAATAGCGTTTCTGCCACCATCCTTAACAATATCTTTTTCAAATGCTGCAACGGGCAATATTCTGTCCATGACAAGCTTCCATGCCGCTGCTTGATTCTTATGATCGTGGTCAAGAGCTGCTTCAAAGATAGTATCTAGAACTTTTCTTGACTTTGGAGACGCCAACATCCGTGCTTTGTATTCATTTATGACCGCAGCGTCACCCTTCGGGCGACCAACAGCGTTGCGACTTCCTTTTTTAACAGCGGTTACGTCACTTTTACGCGGTCTTCCACGCTTTCGGCGAGGAGGATTATCAACATCTGACATAAATACCTCTTTAAAGACTCTTTAAAGTTACGTTACCGTACATTACCGTAAATTTATAATAATATATTTATAAAATCTATCATTACCGTAACGGTAAAGTATCTTTAAAGACATAATATACTATTTATTGTACCATATTTTTAATGGTTTGTCAAGCATTATTTTAAACAAAACTATACTGTCCTTTAAATTGTACCAGCACGGTCCAGATTCTGCACTACTAAGTCCTTGTTTTCTATACAGTTTATCTGCTTAGAACTATTGGCTATATTAAGTTCTAATTTTACTCTTTTTTGTGTCTGAGTAGGATCTAACAGCACAGTCAACAGCACAAACCCCCCCCGCCCGACGCGAATGATTCTCATTTGCAAACGCTAACGATTCTCATTTGCATGTGGGAATGATTCTCATTAGCAAACAAGAATGATTCTCAATAGGCAGGTGCGAGAGTCTAGGTAGGACCATACAGGGCATGAATGTAAACACCGTTAACATCATTGGTCTGCATAATTTAGCATATGAATCTGCATCGTGTTACCCATAGCCTGCGTGAATGTGTTACCTCAGTGTTACCGGTAACAGTAACATCGTCACCCAAGGTAACAAAGTAACACTTTATCGGTATCACTTCAGGGTAGCAGATCTGGTAAGTCCTTGATTTGTAAAGAGTTTTTACAGGTGGCACGGATAATGCAACATATTTGGCACTGGTAACTTGTTACCGCTAACGTCCAAGGGAGGACACGAAAATGACACTACCAACTACACGACAAATCACAGACACAGCGATGGCATACGGTCGACTTGCTGGACACGTTCGAGCATTCCTTCCAGTCATCAACATCGACGCACACGGGAATGTTTCAGGCCTTGACGCACTGAAAGACGCCGTTGAGATCATCGCCGCAAAGCGAGCCACCAAGGAAATGCGCGCACTTGATGACGCAGACGGCGGCAAAGCTAAGTCAGCATTGAAGGTGCTACGTCAAACACTGCGCCGCGAAACCCGAAAAGACATCGAAAAAGGTGGTCTAGGCCTTGATATTACATTCAGCCTGAAAGATGGCATCTGCAATTTCTACATTCATGAGCCTGAAGAGTCAGAAGAGTCTGAAAATCGCGATATTCTGACTACGCTTGCTCAGAAGCTGGACGCCTCAGAATTGCCCGATGATGTACTGGAGCGCCTAGCGGAGGAATTGCGCCGATTCTCAGTGTAACCCGCTCAACCCGTAGCACCTTGCACCTCTCCGGAGGTGCGCTTTTCCGTCCACGGTGTAGAACCGTGCTGATGAGTCCTGTTCGGACGAAACGGAATCATAAACTGGTAACATGTTACCGATTTTGAGAGGGTCAGACGATGTTTGAACAATGGCAACCTTGGTGGGACGTTGTCCTACTACTAACCACGACAGGCGTCGGCTTTGTGCTGTACGCTCTCACTAACGAAGGGGAATAAATGATGGATATACATTGCAGGCACTGCGGCGAGCCGTGGGATCACGACGAACTGCACGAAATGGAAAGCTGGACAGGCGACGACATGTCTTACAAGCAGGCTGTCAAGCGATTTAAAGAGCTAGGTTGTAACGCATTCAAGCCAGATACTGGGCGTTTACGCGAACGCGCTGGGCTGACGACGAAGCCTAAGCACTGTACGCTTGCTCCGATATACGACCGCGACATGATGTTTAATATTGCGATGGTTCAAGACATGTCAGACTACCCTGACGAGTGGGAAAGCCCTGAAGATATCGAGTTTATGCTCGAAATGGCGACGGAAATGTTTAAAGACTAAGCTGGTAACATGTTACCGCTGTTTTGTACCGAAAATAAATCTGTAAATGATGTTGACTTATCAAATGTCAATGCCTAATCTGTAAAAAAGCGAGGGAAAAGCGATGAAAATCACGACTGCACGGAAATGGTACGGCGAAGGTAGCGGTATCGTTATCAAAACCGACGACCATCTGATCGACCTGTACTGGTCAACGAGGTTTATGCTGGGTACGTACTATTGCCCACGCACAGTAGACGGCGATGGTAAGTCCTACATCGTCGCATTGGGGTGGTTTCGACTTGAGATCACCGAAGACGACGTAAACTATTGGGAGTATATGTAATGAAACTACTTGACACGAGCAAAACACTGGGCAACACCAAGGCTCGCAAGACTAACCGCGACGAGACCATACGTATGGCGACGTTGACGATGCACCCCGACGATGTGGTGTGCGCTGGTGCCAAAGCTGCTGGCTGTATGGATGACTGTTTAGTCGGCGCTGGTTTAGCTGAGGTGTACGAGTCTATCAACCAAGCGCGACAGGCCCGTACTGACTACTGGCACGACGATCAGGAAGCGTTCCTCATACAGCTGTCACGAGAGCTACGTAACTTCACCAAGTTATGCGCCAAACAAGGTGTGCAGGGTGTTGTACGTCTCAACGTCATGAGCGATGTAAGCTGGGAAGACTACGACGTGCCTCAGTCGTTTCCTGAGTTGCAGTTCTATGACTACACGAAGAAAGCACGACGGTTTCATGGACAGCGACAGCCGGACAATTACCGACTGATGTTCAGTTACAGCGGAGCCAAGCACTATCAATCTCAGGTGCAGAGCTTCCTCAAATCCTACAGCGACGCGCCTATGGCTGTCGTGTTCAGGAACAAGAATTTCCCATGGACGTTTATGGGGAGAGAGGTGATCAACGGCGACAACTCAGATTGGGTCAACGTTAATCATCGCGGAGTAGTAGTGGGGCTGGTGGCTAAAGGACCAGCGAAGACCAACACCAACGGCTTTGTCGTTGAGAACGATGTAATACCAACCATCAACTTTTAAACTTGTATCCAGTAATGAAGGAGAAGTACCATGACACATTATCAAATCCAACGTAATCCAGCACCAGCACCTCTCAATTTCCGTGGACGCGGTAGTCGGTGGCGCGACATGTTCGAGTCTATGAAGCCGGGCGATTGGTTCTCTTTACCAGAGGATGACAAAGTCAAGACAGGTGCGGCGGCGGCGTCGTATCTCAAAGGTCGGTACAGTCTTTACAGAATCGAAGACGGTACGTATTGTTTTGTTAAAATACGGTAACATGTTACCAGAGGAGAATGATCATGCATTTCACAGAAAAGCGAGTAGCAGAATATTTCGTTGACACAGTTCTCAGCGATCCAGACAAGAGCATCAGCGTGTACGGCGAAGGCGAGGAAGCTGACGTTGAACAATCACGCGAACACTTCACAGTCCTTGACAACATGGGACAGTGTGACTTTGACGACGTGGGTGTGTACAGTGAGACACGCGAGGGTTATATCGCATGGTTTCAATTTGTGTACGGCAACGTCACAAGCCACAGCGAAGCCATCGAAGTAATCAGTGACTACTCAGCGAATGAGTACGGTGATAAAATTGTTAAACACGTAGAGGAGATGACACAATGAGAGAAGATCTATTAACAACACGCGAAGACCTTGTAGGGTTCCGACGTACCATCAACGGTATCAGACAACAGATTGAGTACGACAGGGACTACCATTCAAAATCAGATTTGTTCGACGAGTTTGAGGCGCGGCTGAACGAGGTGGTTGTTCACCTAGACTACATGGATGACAAGCTTAAGGAACACGTCTACGCATACGACGTAACTGTAACTGTTACAAAGCGTGTGTATGTACTGTCAGCAGACGAGTGCGATGCAGAGCAAGCTGCCATGGACTACGCTGTGAGTGAGCTGGACTGTCCGATAGACTGGACTGAGGATGACGTGTCTGTTGAACGTCAAGAATATAAGAGACCACTACGGTCTATGATGTGGAGGTGTGATATGGACAGCGAAAGATTAGACGCGCTCGCTGATGTTATCGACATGATCGAAGACGCGCTGAGTAAACTAAACAAGATGGACATTAATTTTGGTTTGACTGAGGCGCAACACTACACGCAGAAGGTTCTTCAACGGGAGTACGAAGACCTCTGCGCTGATTACAACAGGATTGAAAAGGAGTATGTCAACTATGAGTATTGACACGCAACAAAATCCATGATAAAATCTATCTGTAAAGTCAACAGTAATGTTAAATTTATTAAGGAAATATTGTAATGACTATCTGTAAAGATGACATCATCAATGAGCTTGTTGAGTATGAACTCGAACACTTGACTGTGACTGAAATGTTGAATATGGTAGGTACGTTCTTAGCCGTAGGTTACGGTGAACTCGAAGAGGAAGATCTTCGCAGACGTTACGCAGACTTAGGAGTATCCAGCCATGCCATTCACTGAAACACACAAGCCATGTCCAGACTGCAACAGCAGTGACGGGTTGGCCTACAACGACGATGGATCAAGCAAGTGTTTTGTTTGTGATACGTTTACGCCATCACCCAAGGATAGCGTACGCGAAAACGTACGAGAGCTTGGCGCTATCAACGACGCACCTAAGCCATCGTTCAGTCAGACTGAGCATCGTCTCATCACAGCTGAGTACCGTTCCATCACTGACCGTCTCATTACAGGGACGACAGCGAAGAAGTACTCAGCACTGAAGACCGGTGAGGTTACGACGTTTGGTTACTACGATCCTGACGATCCTACCAAGCCTGTTGCCGCTAAGATACGCAACCCTGACAAACGGTTCAGTATCATTGGCGACTGGAAGAACGCAGGACTGTACGGGCAGCACCTGTTCCCTGAAGGGGGTAAGTACGTCACCATTGTTGAGGGCGAGTACGATGCGTTAGCGGCACACCAAATGACAGGATCAAAGTTTCCTGTTGTCAGTGTACGCAACGGTGCAACTTCAGCGGCAAAGGACTGCCGTCTCTTCTACGACTGGCTGAACAGCTTCGAGAACGTCGTCATCTGTTTTGATGCTGATGAACCGGGACATAACGCGGCAAAGGAATGTGCTGATCTCTTCGGTAACAAGGCTAGGATTGTTAAGCACGTCAATGGTTACAAGGATGCGTGTGACTACCTGACTAACAACGACTCAGAGATGTACACCAAAGCGTGGTGGTCTGCTCAACCGTACACACCTGAAGGCATCGTAGGTGCTGGTGAGCTACGTGAACTGATCAAGAAGCCGCTGTCCAAGGCTAAGGTACAGTATCCATTCGAGGGACTGAACAAGCACCTGTACGGCATACGTATGGCAGAGCTTGTGACGATCTGTGCTGGCTCTGGACTGGGTAAGTCAACGCTACTGCGTGAGGTAGTAAGCTCCATCATGGCACAGTCTGAGGACAACCTTGGTCTGATGTTCCTTGAGGAGACACCTGAGCGCACCATGCGTGGACTCGTAGGTCTCGAACTGAACAAGCCTATCCACCTGCCAGACTGTGAGTACGACGACACTGACATCGACCTAGTCTACGATACGATGGACTATGAGAACCGTGTCTTCTTGTGGGAACACTTCGGCAGTAACGAGATCGAGAATGTACTGGGCAGGATGCGGTACTTTGTGAAGGTACTTGGTGTTAGATTCATCGTGCTGGATCACGTATCAATACTGGTGTCCGATCAAAGCAACGGGGATGAACGCCGTGCGCTTGACATGATCATGACAAAACTGCGAACATTCGTGCAGGAGATGAACATCTGTATGTTCCTTGTCAGCCACCTACGCAGACCAGAAGGTAAGCAGCTGGAGGACGGTGCAGTGACTAGTCTGGGTATGTTACGTGGCTCTGCCTCGATTGCACAGCTGTCTGATGCAGTCATAGGTGCGGAGCGTAACAGTCAGGCTGATGATCCTATCGTGAAGAATACCACCGTGCTACGTGTGTTGAAGAACCGATACACTGGAAAGACAGGCAAGGCATGTGAGGTGTTCTACAACGAGGCGACAGGACGATTGACACAACGAGACGAACGTGAGGAGAAACCCTTGTGAGATGTAAAGCGTGTGACGTAGAGCTTACAGACTACGAAGCGACAAGACGGTATGCAGTTAGCGAAGAGTTTGTAGACTTGTGTAACAGATGCTTTGCTGTTACTCTAGATGACGGTGATGTAATTGACCGCGCAGATTTACGTACACTCGCAGACGTAGAGGAGATGATATATCATGAGCAAGATTGGGAGTTGGATATTAGATCAGGAACAGTTGATGGAGACTTATCAGAAGCATAACCACAACCCTGAACAAAACGAATTGAACGAGGCGTACTATGAGTATCTGTTACTTGGATATCGAAACTACTTTGGATCACTCAACGATCTGGTGTGCAGTTACGAAGGTGAAAAACGATATACAAGTCCACACTACAGCCAGTACTTTGCAGAAGGTATTGAATGATGCACACAAAATCATTGGACACAACCTCATTGGATTCGATGTGGGTATTCTTGATCGTGTTTGGAACGTACATATCTCTAGGGATACTGTTGTGGATACTCTCTACCTCTCCAGACTCTACAACCCCAGCCAAGACGGAGGACACTCACTGCGTAATTGGGGAACAATCCTTGGAGGAACAGGGAAGCTTGACTTCACAGACTACGACGGTGGATTGAGTGACGAGATGGTTGAGTACTGTATCGCTGACGTTGAACTGACTGAGCAGGTTCACAAGTGGTTAGAGTTGCAGCTACACAAAGAAGGTTTCTCTCATCAATCTATTGATCTTGAGCATCGAGTAGGCTGGCTTGTTACTGAGCAAGAGCGCAACGGCTTCAAGCTAGATTGCAATAATGCAGAGAAGTTAATGATGGATCTTATGTTTGAGATGAACAACATAGAAGCAAGTCTTCAGGATATCTTTCCTCCTATCGTTGAAGAGCGGTGGTCTGAAAAGACGGGGAAACAACTGAAGGACAAAGTCACTGTGTTTAATCCCGGTTCACGTAAGCAGATAGCAGAGCGACTACAGGGTCTTGGTGTTAAGTTTGACAAGAAAACTGAGAAGGGTAACATCATTGTTGATGAGAAAGTTCTCGAAGGTATCGACAGACCAGAAGCCAAAGCTGTTGCACGTTACATGATGCTACAAAAACGTGTGGCTCAGATTGATTCATGGTTGAAATCTGTCAAGGATGATGGTAGAGTACACGGTAGAGTGATTACCAACGGAGCTGTGACAGGACGTATGACACACCAATCACCTAACATGGCTCAGGTTCCTGCTGTATCTGCACCGTTTGGTCCTGAGTGCAGACGATGCTGGACTGTTGAGGAAGGTAACGTGCTTGTTGGTATTGACGCCAGCGGTTTAGAGCTACGCATGTTGGCTCATTACATGGACGATGAAGACTATACAAATGAAATCCTCAATGGCGATATTCATACAGCTAATCAACGGGCTGCGGGACTTGCGTCACGACCTCTTGCAAAGACATTCATATATGCGTTTTTGTATGGGGCCGGAGATGCTAAGATCGGAGCTATCGTTGGAGGAAATAGCGGCACTGGAAGAAGGCTTAAAGAGAGATTTCTACACAACACGCCTGCTCTTGAAGAACTTAGAGGAAGAATTGACAGACAGGCTCAGTCAGGCGTACTTGATGGCCTCGATGGACGAAAGCTCAGAGTCAGATCCCAACACGCCGCATTGAATACACTTTTGCAGGGCGCAGGGGCTTGTGTTATGAAGCAGGCACTGATACACTTAGCAGATAAACTACGCAACATTCCACACAAATTTGTAGCCAACGTACATGACGAGTGGCAGATAGAAACACCAGCGCATTACGCAGATACAGTCGGACGTATCGGTGTGCGCTCAATCAGAATCGCCGGAGAGACGCTTGGCCTACAGTGTCCACTAGACGGCGAATATCGTGTAGGCAACAATTGGGCTGAAACTCACTAGGAGAAATCTATGACAGCTAACAAACTACCACCCATCACTGTTCGAGGAACTGTTTACTGGTGCGAGCGTAGCAAGCTCAACAAGTACAGTAACAAGTACCAAGTGCAGCTTGGCAACCTCAGCGAGAAAGCTGTTGAGGCTCTTGAAGAAATGGGTATTGCACCTAGCAACAAAGGTGATGAGCGTGACTTCTTCATTACCATGAAGTCTAATAACCCTATGAGGTTGACAGACGAGAATGGTGTGGAGATTCCTGAGGATGTCCTCATCGGTAACGGATCACAAGCAGTAGCAGTGGTAGGCTACTACGATTGGTCTGTTGGTACTGGCCGGTCTCCTTCTATGATTAAGATGAAGGTAACTGAGTTGGTTGAGTATACCGACAACTCGATCTCTGAAGCAGAAGCGTTGTGATCCTGATCGACGGTGACATCGTAGCTTATCGTTGTGCTTTCAAGTGCAATGATGAGTCAGTTAAGACTGCCTGTTATACTACGGGCAGTTTCTTATCTGATCTGATTAGTGATCTATACACACAGATA